GTAAAGCTAGGTTTATTCTAACTGATGCTTCTGATCCATCAGAGATGTGGTTATTTCCGCCATTTACTCCGGTAGACTTCAGCAAGCAGTTTTATCCTGATGCATTGCCATCAGGAATACAACAAACTAATATCAATCTGTTTACGAACCCTATTCCGTTCTTAAATAGTCAGCCTAATTCAAGATCAGTTTGGTATGCTGTACCTCAACAGCAATTAAACAACATAATATTACCATCACCATTCGCACAATACGAATGGGGGAGAACTCAAGAGAGAACTATCCTTGTAGATAGTAATCTCCCTAATATAGTTCTTCTTAATCCTGTTGTTACAGAGATACCTTTTAGTCAATTAACTTGGACTAAGGGAATGGCGGTGCCTCAAGCTCCGTTTGATGTCTCTAACATAATGATTATCACTCCTGATACTACTGCACCATTTGCGCAGTATGATTGGAGTCATGGGGAATTTCTACCTTCAATTCCATCTCCTATGGTGGAACTGAATATTAACCTTTTTACTAATCCGATACCACTGGGACCCTACGACTGGTCTACCTCTAGTTTTTTTTTCAAAAACAGGGCATGGGATGGTCAGGTAAACACCGCACTACTTAATCAAGTAGTAACCAATCCCTTCTTCTCTCAAGACTTCTCCCGGCCATTTGTACCCTCACGGGCTGCAATAGATGTACAGTCGGTTAATACAAATCTATTTACTAATCCAGTACCGTTAAATCAAATAAACTGGTCTAAGCCCTATAGCATCGTACCTATAGCATCTGATCAGAATAGCCTACCCAATATCATACTCTACCAACCGGTTCCTAGTAATCCAAGTAACCCTCTTGGTATCTATAGCTGGATGGATCTTTACAAGTACGTAACTCTCTACCCGACTACTCCTGCGTTACTTCAAAATCTAACTCTTATCCTTCCTCCTCCGCCTCCAGATACTGGACCAGTAGGTGGTTGGAGATGGATAGATGGCGTTATGCGGATGCGGGAGAAGCAGTTAGATCGTCGTGATCAGAATGCTTCAGCTGTTATGTTGGGTAAGCTAGGAGGTCTTGCTAGAGCGCAAGCTTTAACTACCCGCCAGAGATCAAACATAGCTTCCAAGGCAGCCCAAACTCGTTGGAATCCTCCGGCTAAGAGAAGATGAAAACCGCTAAGCATAGCTTCCAATCTAAGCCAAAACCGCTAAGCATACGTAAACATGCCCAACTCCTAGGTAAGCTAGGTGGCAGACCAAGGAACGATGAAAAAGAAGTCAGACTTACACCTAGCCAGAGATAACCGTCGTAAACTAGCTGAATTAAGTCTCGAATCATTTATCGCCTTAGTTCATCCTAAAAGAATGCTCGGAAATATCCACCGTGAGGTTATCTCATGGTGGACTAGTGGTGGTGCTAAGAACCATCAGCTGCTGTTGCTCCCACGTGACCACATGAAGTCTGCATTAATAGCATACCGATGTGTCTGGGAGTTGACTAGAGATCCTACCCTTAGAATACTCTACATCTCTTCTACTAGTAACCTTGCTACCAAGCAATTGAAGTTTATGAAGGACATTCTCACTTCAGATGTGTATCGTCTCTATTGGCCAGAAATGGTTGAGAGAGAGGAAGCAAAACGAGAAAAGTGGACTGAAAGGGAAATTTCAGTTGACCATCCTAGACGTAGAGAAGAGGCAATACGAGACCCCAGTATATTCACTGCAGGTCTTACTTCGAATATTGTGGGTATGCATTGCGACATCGCTGTGCTTGATGACGTGGTGGTATCGAATAACGCTTATCTTGAAGACGGTCGTGAAAAGGTCCGTGACCAGTATTCTCTTCTATCTTCGATTGAAACAGTAAGCGCACGTGAATGGGTTGTTGGTACTCGGTACCATCCCCTCGACTTGTATTCAAGTCTCTGCGACATGGAAATTATTACTTACGACGAATATGGCAATAAAAAGCAAGAAGAGAACAAACTATTCGATCTTCGTGAGTGGCCTGTTGAAAGTGCTGGCGATGGTACGGGCGAGTATATATGGCCCCGTGCAAAACGTTCAGATGGACTGTGGTTCGGCTTCAATCAGGAAGTCCTCGATATTAAACGATCACAGTATCTCAATAAAGTTCATTTCAGGGCGCAATACTACAATGACCCGCACGATATCGATTCGTCCCCCATACAACGGGACCTATTCCAGTATTACGATCAAAACTACGTATCCCGTAGAGATTACAACTGGTACTTCAAACGAGAACGACTTAACGTTGTTGCCGCAGTAGACTTTGCTTATAGCACCGGAAAGAAGTCAGATTTTACTTCTATAGTTGTGCTAGGAGTCGATGGAGCCAACAACTACTATATTCTAGAGATCGAACGATTTAAGACCGATAAGATCTCTGAATATTTTAACAGGATACTTAAACTCTACGAGAAGTGGGGCTTCCGTAAGATTAGGTGTGAAGTATCTGTCGCTCAACAAGTAATCGTCAAAGATCTTAAAGATAATTATATCCGCCCACATGGACTATCTCTGAGCGTCGATGAGTTCCGTCCCAGTAGGTGGATGGGTTCTAAAGAAGAACGCATCATGGCTGTTCTAGAACCTAAGTACGCTAATCGTCAGATATGGCATTATCAAGGCGGTAACATCCAAGTATTAGAGGAAGAGTTAGTATTTACTAATCCTTCCCATGATGACGTCAAAGATGCTCTTGCCTCAGCTATAGACTTCGCTGTCGCCCCGATGAATATGTTTTCAATGAATAAGGCTAAAGAACAACCAATGCAATATCACGCTCGCTTTGGCGGAATTAACTGATGACGGGGAAAGTCCTTGAGTTAGAAAACATCCTCTCCCCTGATCTGTTGGCTACACGGCTGACTGAACGGTGGATTCAATGGGATGCTCTCCGAGCTAACTGGAAAGTAGATAAGGAAGAGATACGTCGCTATGTATACGCTACGGATACTAGTCAGACGACTAATTCTAATAACCCTTGGAAAAATAGGACTACGATCCCTAAACTCTGCCAGATCAGAGATAATCTCTACTCTAACTACACCGCTACGTTATTTCCAAAGAGGAAGTGGTTGGTATGGGAAGCTAATGAACGAGACTCCAACGATGTGGCTAAGCGTGATGCTATTGTCAATTATATGTCTTGGTGCATTGAGCAGCCTACTTTTAAACATGAGATTGATAAGATCATTCTGGATTACATTGATTTCGGGAACTGTTTTGCCACTGTAGAATGGTTAGATCATCGAGTTGAACAGAACACAATGACACAGGCTGGCTTCATAGGTCCAGCCCCTCGGCGTATCAATCCTCTAGATACGGTTATGAACCCCACTGCCGAAGACTACCAATCTTCACCTAAGTTCATCCGGTCCATGGTTTCCATGGGAGAACTGAAATCTTTGTTAGATAGAATGTCTAACGATGAGAATCAACAGGAGTACCAAGAACTCTATGATTACCTCCGCGATGTGCGTTTTAGAGCCCGGACTTTTGACGGTGACTGGAGTCAACGGGATCGGCTCTATGCGATGGATGGCTTCTCTTCATTCCGTGCTTACTTACTGTCAGATTATTGTGAAGTATTAACTTATTATGGAGACTGGTACGATGTCTTTACTGACGAGTTTCAGAAGAATCGTGTCATCACTGTGGTTGACCGTCATAAGCTTATTGGTAATAAACCTAATCCTTCCTTCTTTGGTCAACCGCCTATCTACCATGTGCCTTGGAGAAAGCGACAAGATAACCTTTGGGGTATGGGTCCTCTTGATAACTTGGTTGGTATGCAGTACCGGCTGGATCATCTCGAAAACATGGGAGCTGACATCTGGGATTTCTCAGGATATCCCGTACAAAAGATCAAGGGATTTGTAGAAGACTACGTATGGCAGCCTGGAGAGAAGATATTTACTTCGGAAGAAGGAGATGTAGAACTACTCCAACCTAACATTTCTATTATGCAATCCGAGTCTAAGATGAGTATGCTCACTGAGACTATGGAGAAGATGGCTGGTGCACCCGGCGAAGCCATGGGCTTCAGGTCTCCCGGTGAGAAGACTAAGTACGAAGTGCAACGATTAGAAAACGCCAGTGCGCGTATCTTCCAAAATAAGATTAATCAATTTGAAGAACAGATAGTCGAACCGTTGCTTAATGCAATGCTTGAACTGGCTAGACGAAATCTAGTTGGAACTACTGTTATAAAGGTATTTGATGATGAACTCAAAACTGCGTCCTTCCAAACCCTTACCGTTGAAGACATTACAGGAGTTGGCCGTATTAAGCCAATCGCTGCAAGACATTTCGCAGAACAAGCAGAGCTTATCCAAAACCTCACAGCACTCACAGGATCAGGTCTGTGGCAAACAGTCCAGCCCCATTTCAGTGGTGTAAAGCTCGCTAAGATACTTGAACATATCTTTGATCTAACCGACTACGAAGTTGTTCTACCCTTCATCGCTCTAGCTGAACAGGCCGAAGGCCAGTCTCAGATACAAGCTTTGACTGAACAGTTACATGCTCAACTAGGTACTGCCACGGGTATGGGAGAAGACTTTGATGTCGATGGTTCTGCTAAGGGAGCTAATCCCGGCATGAACCTCCAACGTAACCCGCCTACTAACGCAACTCCACAAGGGACTTTAGGAACTCAATGACCGAAGAGACAGATCCGTTTACTTTAGAGCTTAGAGCTTTAGTTAAAAAGTATCATCCCGATAATATGGGACATGAAATTACCATTAACTTACCAAAGAAAACTCAATGAAAATAACAAATCTAAACGAGATGTCAGATGCTAGTGCGATATCTCCACATCAGTTCGCTGATGTAATCAGCACTGCAACTACCTACAACAAACCCGGCCTACCTAAGCCACCCGGCGGATGGAACTACGTTCCTCCTATGAATGATTCAGTTGATGCTGATGATGAAGGCCCCGAATCACCGGACGAATACTAATGAGTACTATACCGACTAAACAAATAGATCACCCTGCATATGATGTCCCTACCGCTACTGAACATTATTCAGGGACTGAGTTTAAGATGCCAAATCTTAATGAGAAGTCTTACTCAGATAAGTATGACATCATGGATAACAATAAAGTTAAATTAGACAGACCTATGCCTGATAGAGGTAATTAATGATCTCTGCTTGGACTAAGAACTGCAACTCAGATGAAGAGAAAGCAAGATTTCAGAGCGCTGTTTTAGGCGCTAAGCCTGTCCTCAACAGATTGAATGAACTCCTTTGTGAAATGGAAGAAGACCTCTCCCGTTCCGAGTTGAGTTCAGCTAATTATGATACTCCTAATTGGGCTCCTAAACAAGCTCATGTAAATGGGCAGAAAGCTCAAATAAGAACAATTAAGTTCTTAATTAACCTAGACCAAGGAAATTAAATGAATTTACTCGATGCTCCCTTAGACCAAGGCAATAGCAACGAACGCGATGAGATCACCGCTAAGTGGAAAGACAAGCCACAGGATGAATTACTCAAAGCAAAGGTAGAGAGTGATCTCTATATCAAGACGCTAGAACGTCAGAAGGATGAACTCCGGAATGATTACATA